CCTGCTTGCCGATCTGCCCGCAGCGGGCGAAAAACGACGGATCGTCGTACTCATGCCCCTTGACGTTTTTGCAGATATCGAACGCCAGCCCCGCCTTGACGCCGTGGAACGTCGGGCGCGTCGCGGTCTTTGCCGCGTAGCCGTTCGCGGCAAGATAGCGCTGGTACTCGTCATCCCTGACTGTCTCCGTCACCAGAACGGGCAAGCCAGCCTCTTTGCAGAGGTCGAGGAAGATAACGCAGTTCGCGCGCACGTCCGCCCGCAGGTCGGCAATGTCCCTACTGTGATACATTTTCGTCACCCTTGCCGTCGATCACGTCCTGCGCCTTCTGCGACTGCGTGCCAAAATAAAACGCGATGATGACCGCATAGATCGTCATGAAATCCTGCGAGATGTTGCCCGTCACCGCCATGTAAGCGAAAACGCCCGTCAGCGCCAGCGTTACGATGCTCTTGACGCTCATAAGGTTTGCGATACGCTTGATGATTTTTTCGTTCATGTTATTCGTCCTTTCCCTTGATTTTGATTCCAGCCAGCAGGCCGAGTTCCGCCGTCCACGCGGCGAACCACGCGACGGTCAGACTGTCCGGCACTACCTTGTCATGCGCGGTCAATACGAGCACCGCAATGCAGTACCAACAGAGGTTGAGCACTGCCGCGATGACGTACTTGTCCCGCTTTCTCAGCTTCTTCATAATGCGACTCCTGCCAGCAGCCACGCGATAAACGCGCCCGCCAGCGCCGCGAGAACCTTGTCGACCAGCCCGTCCCAGCGTTTCCCTGCCTTGCCCGTGATGGCCTTTACGTCCTCTTTGATCTCCTTGACGTCTCCCTCAACGGTCTCCTGCTTGGTCGCCAACACCTCGACCGATGTTGCCAGCCTGTCAAGCGCCGTTTGGTGCTCTTGCAGCTCGTTGATGCGGTGCGTATTGCTCTTGCATCGGCTTTCGATCAGAGCGATCTCTGCGTCATCGTAGTGCTTTGCATTATCCATATCCCGCTCCCTTTCTGCGGTCTTAGACCGCCGTGAAATAGTTCCCTACCAACTCGTGTGGCAGATACTGCAAGACGATCTTCCCGCCCGCGGCCTCGCCGGTACGCTCGCACAGGTATAGCTTAGTGTCTTCGGGGTCTTTGTAATAAAGACCATACTCGTACTCCATGCCGCGAGCGGCCGGAATCGGGTCATCTTGAGTACCCGCGTGGTCGACGTTGATGATCGTCCACATGGCAGGGGTGGAATGCGGCGGCCAGTTCTCTTGCGTGGTGTGGCCCTGACCTTTGTTGACGCGGTAGACGTGCAGCACGCCGCTTTCGTCCGTATCACTGCGGCGGTCGCCGGGCTTGACGGTCTCGCCGATGTGATCCGCCCAGCGCGGGAACAGCTCGGGCGACTTCGCCGCCTCGCCGTCAGAGAGCGACGCGCTGGCCTGTTCGATCATCGGTCGCAGCCTTGCCGCGCGCTGCGGCGTGATGCTCTGACCGACCAGCGCCGTTACGGTCGCCGCCGAAAGCTCGGATTCCGTGGGCTTGCCCATCTTAATGCTGACGGTGCCGTCGCGGTGGTCGGTGATGTCGCCAGCAAGGCTGTACTCGCTGTTGTCGTACTCGTTGACGACCTCTTTGGTCTCGCCCGTGGGCTGGCCCTGCTCGTCCAGCACGTCCTGCGTCTCGCGCTGCACAATGCTCCACGGGGTATTGTCGGGCAACAGTGCCACTACGGCGTCGTAGGACATGGTCAGATAGATGGTTTTGGTATCACGGCCGTTCCAGTTGCGGTCAACAAGGTTGCCGTTGACCGTAGCGGGATATTCCGTGTTGTTGACTTTTACGTAGATACTCATGTGCTGCTCCTTTCTTATTGCGGCGTGGCGTTGGCTTGCAGCCACGTCAAGAGATCACCGGTGGGTAATTCATCAAAAGTGATGGTGCGGTATACCTCCCCCCGCCAGCCGTTTCGGTAGGCGAGGTCCCTGGTCTCGTTAATCTTTCTATAGTAGATTAAAGTTCTTACACCGTAAGTGTCGTCGTAGTCTCGGATAAGATGGTCGTAGGTAAAGCCATAATAGCCAGACACAAAGCTGACAGCAATCCCGCTACTATACCCCCAGAATTTGTCTGGCTGCGACGTTATATCAATGGTTTCGTTGAAGTACCACGTCAAGCTCACATCTGGCTCAAAGTTGATGACATACCCCGTCCCGTTGATGAGCGTCCTGCCTTTCTTGATGTTGTACACCGTGCCGTTGACGAGGCACTTCCCGCCCTTAACGTCGTAAGCAGTGCCGTTGACGAGCGTTTTTGGTAATGTAGGGGTTTTACTTTTCGTCGTAAAGCTTCCGGATTTATCGTACTGCGATCCTGCTGTCACCCAACCCCCGGACGTATTTTTGTAGTAGAGTGACGCGCTCCAGTTGTACGTTGTCCCCGGCGTCAGCCCCGTGATGTCGAGAGAAAAAGTGTTTTCGCCTCCGCTTGTCTCCGGCGATAACGCAGAAAATGTCCCGACGCCGCTGACGGCAACGTCCATGCGCCGCTGACCTTTATATCTGCTTGACCCTCCGGAAAACTTTCCGACTGCGTGGGCGATAGTCCCGTTGCTAGAATCCGGCGTTATCTCTACAGTAAATGTAGCCATTTCCGCCTCCTTAGCCGTACACCCAGTTGATCGCGTAGTCCTCGGTGGGCGTGGTCTCCGTGCTCACGAGTGTCTGCTTGACAATGTTGCCGGATGCGATATAGTCGCTGCCGCGCGTCGCCGCCACCAGCCCGCCTGAGCCGTTGCCCTTGAGAATGTTGGTCGTGGATGGAACTGTTGGAACACTGACCGTGACCGCGCCCGTCTTACCATTGACCGACGTGACAGGATACGGTGGCGGATTGTTCTTACTGTACTGCTTGACGTTGTCCACATTGCCGAGGTCTACATCTCCCTTTGCAAGGCTCACCGCGCCTGTCTTACTGTTGACGCTTGTAACCGGCGCACTCTGCAAGGCACTGTCAGCCTTGCCCAAACTCGCCTGCACGTCGCTTGCAAGGTCGGATTTTGCCACCGTGGACTTAAAAGCCAGAGTGCCGAGGTCGGCGAACCACTTCGCGATTTTGCCGAACAGCACGGAGAGCTTTTCACCCGTCGCAATATTTGCGCGGGTTCTCGCTGCCGTGAAAGCCGCCGTGACATTACTGCCGTCGCCGGTCTTGTCCAGCTTATTGACGAGCGCCGAGTACACGCCGCCGGACTGTACGGGGTTCGCGCTGCCCTGCGTAGGCGTTGCGTCGGTAGTTACCTTGACGTCCTTGATAGCGTTGTCAATGTATGAAAAGATGTCCTGGTGCTTGTTTTGAGGGTCATACACTGTGTGGCACATGTCACCCGTACCAGCACCAGAAGCGCCACGGCAATAGCCTGCGTCATAGCTCGTGCCGTTCGACAGCGTCACGATAAGGTGATAGTCGCTCTGCCGGATGGTAATACCGGTAATTGTGGGAGCATCCGTGCCGGGGCTGCCCTGCGGACCTTGGATGCCCTGTTCACCCTGTGGGCCGGTGTCGCCTGTTGCACCTTTTTCGCCGGTTTCACCCTTGTCACCCTTTTCGAGCACAAGGTTGAGCACCTGATTTGGGGCTTCTCCGGTAATGGTCGCGCTCGCCACCTTGCCGGACGTGACCGAGCCGATGGTCAGCACGTTTGCGGGGCCTGCGGGGCCTTGGGGGCCGGTCGCGCCTGTTGCACCGGTCTCACCTTGTATGCCTTGTTTACCCTGCGGACCGGTCGCACCCGTCGCACCTGTCGCACCGGTGTCGCCCTTGCTGCCCTGCGGGATGCCAAGCGCCAGCGTACCAGTCGACTTATCGTAGGTCGCCGTTGCCAAACTTCCTGCGGGCAGTGTTGTCACCGTGACCGATACAACGCTCAGCGTGACGAAGTCCAGCAGCGTTGCGCCTTTGAGCTTTTTCGCTGTGCCGCCCTGCTGCAAAACAAAAAGATCTTCGTTGGTGATTTGTGTTGCTTGAGTGAGGTCGGAAATTGCTTTATCAGCCATCTGTTACCTCGCTTTCCGTCTCGGCAGCTTT